CCATCAAGAATTTCAGCTTGTTGTTTCTGGAGTTCCCGCTGCTCAATCAGCTTGTAAGCCTTGGCCTCTGCGTAAGCATCGACCGACTCAAACTGATCTTGCGGAGGCAAGTCCACTGCCACTGCTGGCGCAGGCTGTCGCTCTCGTTCCCACTTTCGCTGCTCTCTTGCGAGGCGTTTACCAATAGCTGCGTCAAGTTCCTCTTGCGAGAATGTCTTAGCTGCTACTTCCGGCGTTTCAACTACAGGTTCTGGAGTAACCGCCGTGGTTTCCAGTTCCGGCGCGGGGGCTAATTCCGCTACTTGCTCTACGTCTGACATTTTTGAATCCTAAGATTCCCTGGTCATTGGGCCAGTACAAACATTATAGTCCCTGTCCAGGAGTGATGTAAAGAGTCGTGGACGATGCCGCTGTTGCGGTAAAGAATGAGGTTGGCGGAAAATTAAACACTTCCACAGCGCCAGCCACAATCGGGACGGCGTTGCCCGTGGTGGTGACTGCTGCGGAGTTGGTGGTTGCAATTGCAGCCGTTGCGCCGACACCTAAGAAGGCCGTTACCGACCCCACGTTGACCACTCGGTACTGGTTAGTGGGCGGTGTGACTGCCGTAAAAGTCGGCAGAATCTGCGCGGCTGTTGGAGCGCTTGAGTTAGCGGTAACAACAACGGTTGGGCCGTTTGGAAAAAATGCGGATTGTTCGTTAGCCATTTTTGTCTTTCAAGTTTATTCAGCGGCTCGTGCCTCGACTTCGTAAGGATTCATTCTATAACCGTAGCGCAGCATCCACCAGGTGTACTTAATGGCGTACAGCACCTTGCCATCTCGCCGCATCTGCTCCAAGTGCATCATTTCGTGCCTGATAAGCGCATCGTGTTGCTCAAAGCCGGGGGCCATGTAAATCATATTCCAAAAGCTAGTCCAGCCCTGGAAGCCACAGGCTTTCATGTACAGCAGGATTGGGCCTTTGGCGGTGCGGATCATGGTTTGGCAGTAGCCTGTGCAGTTTTGTAAGCCGCAACCACAGCCGCCGTATGCGTTGCTGCACAGATGGCCTTTACACGGGCGTCCTGCTTGCTGTAGTCATCGCCAGGAGCGACAACGTGACGATGGAATGTGCTGCTGATCTGCTTGCCATCTTCCATGATAGCGGTCTTGGTGCGTACTTGAATGACACCGTTTTCAAGCACTTCGATGCGGTCAACAATTAATTCTTTAGTAATAGCCATAACAAACTCCGGTTGAAATTAAAAGGTTTACTTTTATTAAACTTCGCCACTTGGGCCAGTTGCGTATACAAGTTCTAAACAAATATCATTGCTAGGCGACCAAGCCGCATCTGTGTTTATCGCCGCAGTCAAAATATCATTTTGCGCAACTTTTGCAAAGAATGGCGTAAAGCCTCGCTTAAACGGCAATGCCGTTACAGAACCTAATGTTGGTGAAGAAATATCAGCAATATTAGTCCCGTTCTTTTTTATCGCCACGTTTAAAAATCCAGCACTAATTGCAACACTACCATATATTGTCATACCAACAATATGACCTTTTCTGCCCATTGTATAGCCGCCAGTACCGCTATCAGGTGTCAATGTAACTGTGCTTGATGCGCCAACAGCAGCGGCTTTAAACCGCAAAACGTTTTCTGGCATATTCTGAATTTGTATTTTATTTACAGTATCGCTGTTGTAAATAAATCCCATTTGCGTATTGCTTGGAAAACTGCAATTGTTAAAAAGAATAATTTCTTCAGATGTTATTGTGGAAAATATATTTTCGCCAGAAGGGTTTGTTCCAAAAATAAATGGTGCTGCATTTGATGTACTAAAATACACATTGTCAAACTGTAATCTTTGAACGCCGCCGCCTGTTGAAAAAAATTGTTGTCGGGCATTGGCGTTAATTCTGCAATCTTTTAGCGAAACAATACTATTATTAAAAACAATGTCTGAAGTAATATTTGCTTCCCACCAACATCTTTCAAAATTAGATGTTATATCTGATAAACAAACAATACCTTGTTTACAAGACTCAAATATACAATCTTCAAATTCAAATATGTAGGAAAGGTTTACACCAATATTGCAATAATGAAAATAACAACGTCTAAAAATAGTTGTGGTTGCTAAGTCATTAGCATAACCAAGTGTTAGCTGTACGCCAAAATTAACGTAATAATTGTAATCAGGAACCGCTGTTGTGTATCTACCAATGCCTAAACAATCAATTTTTTCAAAAATGTTATTGATGCCAGCTCTAATCGTAAGTAAAGTTGTACCCGCCGCAACGCCACCAGTTGATTGACTACCCCAAATTGAAATGTTAAAAAAGTATCCCCCTGCTGCTTGAAACACCAACATACCGTTAACGCAGTTAGCAGGGACTTCAATGCGTAAATTGTGTATTTGAATGTTAAAAATAAAGCCAGGGTTTGTGCCATCTGTCAACGGGTTTGCTGAACGTGAATTACTAACTTGCAGCGCACATGCTGTACCTGTGTATTGAATAACTGAACCTGTTGTTTTATCGCCAGACAAACCTCTTGATGCACCAACGCCAGTATTGATAGCTCCTGTGCCAAATAACATAAACTCGCTTTGGTCAATGTATAAGGTGGCAGTTGTTTTATACAACCCTGCTGGAATAATTAAAGTTCCATGTATTGACCCAACGTAATCAATCGCTGCCTGTATAGCCGCTGTATCATCTGCAACCCCATCACCAACTGCGCCAAAATCAAGGACATTAACAGGCGCACCTTGAATCATTGAATATGAAACTTTTGTAAGTGACATGGTTGTTCCTAATTAAACAAAGTAAGTTACTGTAAAAATAATACTATTTGTTGTTGATAAACTGCCGCCTGAATATAAATCTGCGCTAGTAGCTGCGGCTAAACAATTTGTAACGCCTGTCCAATTTGCAAGGGCTGAACCAACTGTGTTTTGTGTAGTAACAGTAAATGGCAAATTTGAACAAATGACACCAATAGCACTAACAGAAATACTAGTTGCGCCAGACACAGAACCACTTACAGTTACTTGTCTACCAATTTTTGTGTATGTTCCAGTAGAGCTAAATGCGCCTGTGACAACCAATCCAGCACCTTGGTTTGGAGTCCAAGTCCCTTCTTCATAGTCATCAAACAACTCGCTGGTCATGCCAGCAGCAGATGGGTCGGCAGAAAAGTCAATGCCTTTGCCTGCTGTGCCGATGACTAGGTTGCCTGTGGATAGGTTTACGTTACCAGACAGCGTAGGCGCAGCAGATAAGACGGTATTGCCAGTACCTGTGCTGGTAGTAACGCCTGTGCCGCCGTTGACAACTGGTAGAACGCCTGTGATCTGGCTGGCGTTAATGATATTGGTGACTGTTTTTAACATTCTGTTCTCCTTAGAACACAAATTCAATAATAGATGTAATAGGCGGTGCTTGGCTAAATGTCACCGTACCGCTAGTCACTGTATAGGTATTGCGGTTCTGATACACGCCGTTAATGTAGATGGCGGTAAACCCGTTAACCACCGAGAAAGCAGTTGTTGTTCCATCACCCGTAGCATTAGAGGCAAAGGTGCTGCCGTTGATGTTGTCTACCGTCCAGATCAACACGCCTGCGCTGGTGTACAGGGCAAACTTGTATATTGCACCTTCCAGCCACACGTTGGCCTCTCCACGGCTGTCCAAGACGATGGGGTTAGTATTGGCGCTGACGCCAGTGCTGTCGGTGTAAGTGGCTAGTGGTGTAGTCGAGCCAGCCTCGTAGGTATACAGCAGCCCACCAGCCAGAGGTGCGCCGTTGGCATCAAAGAATTGCAGCTTGGGCGTGGGGGATAGGGATGTCATGTTACATACCTTGGTTTGGTGGCGGCATCATTTCAGGTGGCATCATTTGGCCCATCTGGTCTTGGCCCATCATTGGCTCCATCGGCATCGAACTCATCAGATCACCGCTGGTTATCATGCCTTGCACAGTACCTAGGACGATCTCTTGTATCTGGTCAGGCGTCATGGCAGCAGCCACCGCCGTCATGCGTTTGGTTTCTACATCGTAGGCTTTGACCTCAGAGTCAAACCGTTTGATTTCCAACTCTTGCGCTTCCATTGATTGCTGGACGTTTAGCAGCATTTCTTGCATCTGTTGCATCTCCTGCCCCATTGCCTGCATCTGCATATTGGCAGCTTGCAGGGCCGGGTCTTCATCGTCGCTCAACAGTTTGGGGTCAATGGTCTTAGCCAGCCGTTTAGCCAACTCATCTGCCCCAGGCCAATCCATCGCTTTAACAAACAAGTCGCCTGCGATCTGCATGAGCGCCGGGTTGCCTTGCAGCAGTTGGGCCATTTCTTCCCGTGTCTCTTGCCGCCGAGTGCTGTAGCTTGGGCCGGTTGTCACCACCACATCGTACTTGCCAACATTGGGGTTGTAGATTTTGTCAATCTCAATGCCTTCTTGATTGACGATCCGCTTGACCGGCATCTCTTGGGACGGGTCAATCTTTGCCATCTCAGTATCGCCGTCTTCACCAATGATTCGGGCAATACGCTGGGTGTCGTAGATTTTGGGAATCATGTCCAGCAGTTGCCGGGTCACGTAGCGTATGGCACGGGCTAGGTTGTCTACATAGTGGTAGGTTCCAACGTCACCCTCGCGCTGACGGGCTAGGATAGCCTTGCCGCTGCGCTCGTTCCCACCCATGCCCAGACTAGCGTTGTACTGTCCAGTTGCCGCCTTAATGTCCTCAGATGCCCCCGATTTGGCTTGCAAAAGGCCACTAGAGGCCATCGGGGGCTGGGCACGTTGGGGCAGTGGCAGGGTAGCGCCAGCACCATCAGTCACATCTGGGTTGACCTCAAGGTAGGGCCAGTTGGTGGTGTTGGCGGTCTTCCACTGGGTTTCGTACCCTTCAAACTGCCCACCGTAGCCAATGAACGGAGCCTTGGGCGCTAGGGCCAGCATCTCTGCTTCTTGGCTTACCCAGTAGTTGTACATCCGCTGGGCATCCTTGGCGTTTCGCACCAAGCCAGAGACATAAATCTGTCCGTTGACCTCAAACTCATTGCCCACCACCCGCACGATGGGAATGTACTTACCCGCCCAATCGCGCTTCTCCAGCACCTCGTAGCCGTTGGTCTTGACCCAGCAAACCTTTTCCCGCTGCGAAATCCGAGTCTTTAACGGCTTGCCGTAAAGCATCTTGAGTTGCTTGTCATCAGGCGTGTTGTTGAACGCCGTAATGTTGTTGGGGTATAGGTTCAGTGTCTCGGCCTTGTACTCCCGATAAAAGTACTCCGCAATCCGCACTGTGTCATCGCGCAGCCATTGCTGTAGGTCTTGGTCGCCAATCCCAAGGGACAACAAACTACTGATAGGCGCAGCGTCTGGGTACAGGCGCTCGTACTCGTCTTTGGGCACATCGTCAGTAACAAAGCACCACCGGGCATCCGCGCCGCATGGGTCTTGGATGGCGGGGTCCATGTAGACCGAGAATGAGTTGCGGATACGACCTATCTTGAGTTCTTGGTCAAAGCTGTTCTCGTCGCAGTACTCAGTCAGTACCCGAATGTAGCCTTCACCATAGGTAACTTGGTTCTCGCAGGCAGTTGCGTAGGCAATGTCAGCGTCACTGATGTACTCAATGTGCCGCACTATGCCGTTGAATATCTCTGCCATCTCAGGGTCAGCAACGTCATCCGCAGGTATAACTTTGCCGCTAGGCTTGTTGTACCGCTGGTCGTTGGTGACTTGCCGCACGTGCTGCGGCAACTTGTTAATAGTCAGGCAGGGACGGGCGTTGATGGTCTGCCCCTGAACGGCCCCGCGAGTCGCCAGTACATCAGCAGGCCATTGCCACTGGTTGTCTGGACTACCCGCCATAAACCGCAGGTCGTCTAGTTCATTGCCCCGGCTCTCACTGTAGGCATCCACCGCCATTGTCATGCGAGAGCGCATGGTGGAGAGCATATCGCTGTACTCTACGTCATCGCCCCCACCAACATCGGCGACCTTGCCAGCCTTGTTAATGCCGGTGTAGTCAGCCATTACTTTGCTTTCTTCTTAACAGAGTAAGCAATTGCCACGGCCTGTTTGACAGGCTTGCCTGCCTTGACCTCGGCCCTGATATTGGCCTTGAACGCCGCAGGCGTAGGTGACTTTTTGAGTGGCATTACTTCTTCTTCGCCGTCTTAGCCGAATTTACAAAGTCTTGCTTGCTAGGCGCTGCCTTGCTGCCGACTTTGTTCATTTTCTCGCCAGAGCCAGCCTTAATGCGGGCTTGCTTGGCATTAATGTTGGCATAGAGGCCGGGTTTTGATGTCTTCATATTAGCACTTCCATCGTTTAAGGGCTGCTTTAGCGCGTTCGCCATCTTTGGCGTTGGCAGCTACTGCGCCCATTCTTGCACAAAACGAGTCTTTCCTGCCCTGGTCTGCCTTGGTCTTGGGGTTTGGGGCAGGAGCCTTCAAATTAGAGCCAGTGGCTGCATTGTATACAGCACGGCCCTTGGCAGTCAAACCAGCGCCCTTGGACGTTGGCAGCTTCTCGCCACGCCCAACTGATAAAGATACACCTTTTTTCATGATCCCATCCAACCTGTAGACACCGCCGAGTGATCCGAGTACCTGCGAGGCGTTGGCTCTCGATACTCCCGATGCGCCACAGGGAAAGCAAACGTCACGCATATCGCATCCGCAGCGTCTGGACTAGCTAAACCCCGTGCTTTCATCTCTTTCTTGCTCTCCAAGAAGATCGTACCCCGTGAGTCAGGCTTCATTAGGGGGCTAATAAGGTCAGTCTTTAAAAACCTATCCTGCGGAATACTAGCAGATTTGAGCCAGTCCTTCATGTCACCCCACATCTGCGCCCTCATATTACCGTACATGATCGGGTTTTTGGCCTTATTCCCAAAGTTTACACCTTTTATCTTGTACCGCTGCTCCTTGAGCCTATCCACAATCCCCGCCCCCAACCCACCTTCATCAATCACCACCATTGCAGGCTTGTATTCCTCCATCGCCTCAATGATATGCCCCACCACCGTCATCGTATCATCACCCCGGTACTTTTTAATCGCCACAATATCCCGCCCCTGCCGCACCGCAATCACCGTAGCATCAGCCCCAAACCGCGCCGGGTCTACACCAATGATGATTGGCGCTGAATTGTCCTTGTACTTTGGCCTTTTCATGGCCTCATCGACCGTATTTGATGGAATAAACTGGTCATCCCCCGCACTCGGAAACTCACCATACACCTCAACGTGCGCCTGGGCACTGTCCGGCCCGTATTCTTGAATAATCCGCTCATAAACTTGTTTGTCCGTACCCTCCACCGTCCTTGCATCCACCACCTTAGTCACCCAAAAGTCCCGCTTTGAGTGAAAAGTCTCATAAAAATACCCCGTGTTGCGCCGTGGGTTGCTAAACGCCAACCAAAAGCGATTCGGCGTGTTTTCTGTGAAGAATCCACCCGTCACCGCCCAGATCGAATCATCAATACCACTGGCCTCATCAAAAATCACCAGCACACCATCAAAATTGTGTACGCCAGCATAAGCATCAGGGTTCTCTGCACTCCAAAGCCGACCCTCTACGCCCCAATACCGGGTTCCCTTCTTCAAATCCCGTTCCACCAACTCAGTCAACCACTTTGCAGGCGTCACTCGCGTAGCTGAGACTTCAAACCAGTGACTGTTAATAGACATTGCCAACCACTTGGTAATCTCAGCCCAGGTAATTGAGCGTAGCTGGTTCTCACTGTTCGCCGATATGATGGTTGTTGAGCCAATCCTAGTGGACAACATCCATATAGTCAGCCAAGATACTAACGCCGACTTACCAATACCCCGACCGCTTGATACTGCTTCTTGGAGTACGGCAAAGTCCACCATACCCTTATTATTCTTAATATGCGTAGCAATATCATTCAACACATCCCGCTGCCACTTTCTTGGGCCAGAGAAATGCTCCAGCGGCGTACCTTTCTGACCCCAGGGAAACAAATACAGAACAAACGCCAGTGGGTTATCTTTGAGCGATGGAACCCATAGCCTTGCCATGAGTTCCTGCTCGTCTTCAGGTTGGTAGATAGTCGATTGCATTTATAACGCGCATCTCTGCTTGTTCTAGTGCCTGGGTGATGGAGATGCGCTGGTTGACTTCGACCGATATAGCCTGCTTGGCAACCCAGCCGTGTTGATGCTTCAGTATCTCTAGCGCGGCTTTGGCGTCCCCGTTGCGCGCTGCGTTGTGCAGTATCTCGGCCATCTCGCGTTCGCCGTCGGCTTTGCCCTTGAGCGCAGCCATGCCGACAACCGGGTCAAAGTTGCACAGCGTCAGGTACTCTTGCGGCAGCATACCGGCTGCAAGCGCCAGTGTCTCGCCATGCAAGCCTAACCGGGCTGCTTCGTACACCGATTGCAAGCGCGACTCAGTCGCCTTGAGCGTCCTAATAGATAAAGGCAGTGACATCATGTTCCGTTTTATACCATAAAAATAAAAATTAACAGCAAAAAAATTGTTCGCTGACGCTCCGTAGCTGTGGCCCTAACCGCTCGGCCCTGCCACCCCCACCCCCAGGTTTGTAAGCACTAACTAACTAGCCAGGGTAGTGGGCGCTAACTACGCCGTGTGTCGTGTGTGCCAGCACACGGCCAGCCAGCACACGGCTAGCCAGCCAGCACACGGCTAGCCAGCCAGCCAGCACACGGCTAGCCAGCCAGCCAGCACACGGCCAGCACGGCCAGCCAGCACACGGCAGCGTGTGCCATGTGTGTCATCATGGCTGTATGGCACACATGGCACACACTTCCATGCGTGTGGGTGATGTGGGTCATGTGTGCCATCATTTTCGATTTGAAGTCGCGCCGCAAACGTGGAAGTCATACACTATTCATACTGTTATTATATACAGTATATATATTTTCATAGACCTATACAAATATATGACACACATGACACACAAGAGGGGTTTTTCAGAGGGCAAGATCACACCTGCGCCATCACCCACACAATCGCCCACATCACCCACAAAGCACTAAGGGTAAACACCTACGTAGTAAATAGTGTTACGTATCAAGCACTTAGCGCACGCGCCCAAGTGCTGGCACGATTCTCTTATGCTTATATAGTGAGAGGGTCGAATTCTCTTAGTCCACTACAGTAAAGGCACACCAAATGACAAAATCCGAAGCACTCAACAAAGCCGCAACAGCACGTCACGCAGCAACTGTTGCCCAAGCAACTGTTGCCTTGTACGTTGTTACCTTTGGCGGCAATGATAGTTTGACGCAAGCCGCCATGCTAGATGCTGACGTGGCGGCCGAAGCCGCTCAACAATGGGAGCGGGTTGCCACAATGCATCCTGCAACCCGCAAAAGCCTGATCCGCAAGCAGTCCCTGCCTGCCTTCATGTTCGGCTACTGATCTCAGCGTATAGCGGCCGCGCTGGCCGCTATGCGATGCGATCCGCATCATTCAATAGAGTACACAATATGAAACAGACTATCAACCACGCCAGCCAGTTCCGCGACGCCTTCCGCGCCGCCGGGCGTCAAGACCAATTCAGCTACGAGGCGCTTGGCCTGCTGTTCGACTATTTGGAA